GTTGAAATCCAATCAGTAGGATCGTTAAATCCAGCACTCATGCCTGAGATACTTTTAGTCAAGTCCTTGCGGAACTTACTAACATCAAATGATTTAGCCATGTTTTCTCCTAAAAAGCTGTAATAAAAAAGGGCTGCTATTTAATACAGCAACCCTTTTCAGTTGCTATTAACCTTGCTGACGTGCGCGGATCATTGCAAGAATGTCACTTGCGCCGCCACCTGCTGCTGGCGCTGCTTCTTGCGGAGTAGTATCAAATGGTACTGACTCTTCAGCTACTGGTGCTGCTTGTGGAGCAGGTGTTGCTGCTACTGGTGCTGCTGGTGCTACTGGTGCTGCTTGTGGAGCAGGAGCACTTTGACTTGTAGCAGTTGCCTGTGGGCTTGCTGCCTTAGTCGGGTCACCTGTACGTGCTTGCATACCTGCTGGTCGGAAGTACTGTGACCAACGATCTGGATCGTATGCTTCACCATCTACTGATGCTTCAAACATCTCGTGCAACACTTTAACTTCAACTTCAGTAGGCTTCTTAGGAAGGAAGTCTGACATATTAAACAATCCGTGTGTATTGATTGCATTCATTTCTGCATCACTAAGTGGACGTTCACGACGTGCCCAGTTCGATGTACCATAGTCTGCATATCCGCCTTTAGATGTTTTGTTAAGACGGAAGTCTACACCAGCAGTATAATCTGTTGGCAATTCTTCCATATCTGGGTCAAGCAAAGACTGCTTAATAATCTGGAAGATTTGTGGACCAATAATAAATCTACGAATTGGGTTTTCTGGTGTTGTATCTTCTGACAACGGGTTGTCAGTTACAAACCCTTGCATGATATACGAACGCTTTTTCCAGTACTTACGACCCATATCTTCTAGTGAAGGGTCTTTGAACCAACCGCGTACTTCTGCAAGAATCGGACATGACTCTCCGTACATCTCCATACAAGGAACTTGTACTTGTACTGGACGTGAATCAGTTTGACCTTTAACACCTGCGAAAGGTAGTTTAATCATCAATCGTTCTGCCCAGAAAAAGTCATTGGATGTGTTACCATCTGGAAGGAAACGTAGAATTGCACTCTCGCCTTCTTTGATATTCCAAAATGGGTAAATTGCGTTATCGCCACCGCCTGATGTACGATTGCCGTTTGAGCCAGCTTCTTGTTCTTTGAGCTTTGCTCGGATTTCTGCTAATGATGCCATAGTTAATGCCTCCTATAAATGCCTATGTGCTGCGTAGCTACATTGCTACTAAGTGCCTATTTGTTTGTAGCACAGTTATTATTATATACTGGTCTACAACGATTGTCAAGTCTTTTTTAAAGAAAAAGAAATAAAACTTATAGTACGCTAGCCAATTACAAACCGGCTAGTGCTCTAATTCTATCAAACTCTTCAGTACTGTCGTCTGCAACATATTCTTCGCATGTTTGACGTACACGCTCAATAAACTGTTTTGCAGGGCCTACATACTTGTCACCGTAGTCCTTTTCAACGCTAGTTAGTACTGCTGTTTCACCTTTTGGAAACTCACCTGTTTCGCGATCAAAGTAGCTTAGGATGAACTCACCTAATGGAGTCTTTTGCTCTTTTGCTTCTTCTTTGTCTAGTGACATCGATCCGTCTTTGCCTACAGTAACTTCAGTTTCTTTTGGTTCTGAAGAACTTGTCATGTCGCCAAAATCTAACTTGGCTAGCAACTGTGGGTTTTTAGCTTTGATATATTTGTGTACTAATGGACGTACACACATATCTGAATCTTTTGCTCCAACTTTTTTAAACATATCAGTTAGCATCGGATCGTCAATAAGTCCGCTTAGACTTTCGATTGCATTCATGCCATCTATGCCTGCTGGAAAATGATCTCCTACTAGTGATTGTAATTTTTTAATTGCTTGGGCTTGCTCGCCTTCGTCACTACTAAACACTGAGTTACTTTCAATAACATCGTACTTCTTTGTTACTGCGCCAATTGATGATTCTAATTCTGCTTCGTATGCTTTAAATCCACCTGGTGGTAATCCTCTAGTTGCACCGTCAGGTCCTGACCCCATAAAGTATGGCATCTTAATAACCATTCCAGGCTGAATCATTGCTGGATCTGTAATATCAGGATTTTCGTCCATTATTGCTTCAATTGCATCTTTTGGACCATATCCTTGAAAGTTAGCATTTTTAAATCTCTTGTATATACTAAAAATAGTGTCGCCTTTTTGAACTTTATATGACTCCGCCGGCTGTTCGCCTTCAGTTTGAAAATCTTCTGGATTAATATCTTGTGTTTCACTAACAAGATTGTAGATATAAGGAAATACATCTTGTAATTCTTCTTGGAATGATTTGATAGTAAGTGCTTCAACCCAGCTTGCTTTTACTTCTTCTGGAACTTCTGATAGTTCGCGAGTTTCAAAATTCTCTACTACATCTTTGTAATATGATTCGCGCTGCAATTGCATTACTTCTTTTTTAATTTTTTCTATACGCTCGTTAACACGATCAGAAACAGGACCCATTGCTTCTGCCATAACACCCGAACGTCCCATATAAGTTTTAAACTTACGTAGCTTGCCTAGCTCTTGGCTCATTTCAATTACATGTGTACCAAATGAATCATGTGGCTTACCACCATTTGCAATATGACGACCTAATGCTCTTGCACCATTCAAATGCTTAACAGGATATTTAAAGCGTTCGCCTTCGGCAGTTTCAATAAAGATGCTTTCAATATGCATCGAACGTCCGCCTGCGATTTCTGTATTAATAGGTTTACTATGTGTAACCATTAACTTTGCGCCACCTAAATCTTGATAGCTTTTACGGGCAGAGCCGTATAATTTTGATTCACTCATTTGGGTCTCTCCGGAGTTTTGTGCTAGAAACTGATAATCTCTTTTATCTAAATTAGACTTTGTGATATCTCTCGGTTCAAAATTAAGTCTACGTTTCTTACTAAATGTTCTAAGTTCTTTAAGGAAGCTATACCAATCTTGTTTTACTTCATCGGATTCTTCACTTACAAATTCTGTGCTATAATAAACTACAAGTCCAGTTTCAGTTAAACTTATGCTAACTTGTCCTAGGGCTTCTGTTTGTGATTTATATTCAAAATCAATAAAACGAGCCAACTGAGGATCACTAGTCACTTTTCCGTCTTCGTCGCCCATAGTTACACTTTGGTAACGGCTACGTATTTTATTAAATAGGTCTTCTGCTATTAAGTTTAAGTTTATCATAGTAAAGTATTTATCCAAAACTGCTACTGATGAAGATCGGCATTGGTGCTTCGTAATCATCGTCTTGCTCTGCTTGTGTGAAAGTATTATATATTCTAGGATCCCAGTCTTTTAATACTGCCATCATTCTTAGTGCTAATAGTGTAGCACTTATCAAGTCGTCTGTCATTCCTGACTTTGCTTGGAAACTACTGCCTGTGGCAATGTATCCTTTTAGTTCTGACAGTAGAGGTTTAGACTTGATTGTCATCTTGCCCCCTTCTACCATTGTTTTTAATCTGCTACACGCTGTAATCTTAGTGCCGTGTGTAGTGTTAAATCCTTTGCGGAACTTTCTTACATGGCCTTTGCGCATTGGCTCACTTACAAACAGCCCTGGAATATTTTCTTCACCGAAGTCGTTGATAACAATCAAACATGCTTCTCCGATACCGTTGTTTTCAACACTCCAATATATGTTATTAGCATTACCAGTTTCTTGTGCAATGTACTTACAAATATCTGCAAGTACACGTATTTGCCCTGGTATTGCAGTTTGATTGTGTTGCCACTCTGCTACTTGTATATAAGTAGGCAATTCAAACACTTGTATAGCTGCGTTGTCTCCACCTGTACCCATACTAGGATCAAGTGCTACTGCATATGTGTATTGACTTGTAGGCTTCTTATACCAACGTGTTTGCCCCATATTAAGTACAGGAGCCGCGCCTTCTAATCCAGCAAGTGTAAGACTGTTAATAAGTGTTTCATCAAATACTAGGAATTCGCAACCGTATTCACGACGGAACTTCTCTTCGCCAATACGACCAATTTCATCTTGCTTCCATTTTTCATCACGGTCTGGGTGTTCGTTCCAGTGTGCAATAAAGCTATGAAATCCGTTAGTGCCTAGCTCTTGTTCATTACCATGTTCATCAAATTTGTTCTCTGCTTGTTTCCAAATAGTTGCAAAGGTATCTTCATCTGAGTTTGGTGTGCTTGTAATAATAGCTCTACCACCTGTTGCTAGTGTAGGTGATATTGATGTCCAAAACTCTTCAGCAATGTTTGGTTGCACAAATGCAAACTCGTCACAGTATAGTAACGAGATTGACATACCCCGTCCTGTGTTGCCTGTTGTTGTTTGCGACACAATACGTGAGCCGTTTTCAAATTCAATGCTGCCCTTGTTATACGATGTAACACCTGCTCTAATATGGTCTGGACAAGTTTCGTATACATAACGTATGCGTGACATAATTTCTTGCGCACCTGTGTATTTGTGTGCAGCAATAAGGCACGTTTGATCCGGAGTAAACATTGCGTACCAAGCTAGGTAAATTGCTGCACACGTTGTTTTTCCTGTTTGCCTAGGCATCATGTTAATATTAAAGCGATAGCTGTGATAGCTGTGCATTAATCGTAACTGATATTCATACGGATCAAATAATAGTTTGCCCTTTGTAGGATGCTGAATAAATGCAAACTTACGTGCAAAGTATAGATAGCCCGTGTCGGGGTCCATGCAGGCAAGTAAGTCTGCAACTTGTTCTTCTGTATATGTTTCTTTTCTATTCGCCTTCTTAATTAAGACGCCGTCTAATGATGCTGCCATAATGTTATTTACTCAAAAAAATAGCACCCGAAGGTGCTATTTGGCCGTTCGTCCAATCGGTAGGACGTTCTTAATCTTTTTGGAACTGTGGAGGTACTTTGCCTTTTTTAGGCTTGCTACCTTCTTCTGCATCATCGGCAGCATCTGCCATTGGCTCTTCTTTGTCGCCGTCGCCATCAATGTCTGCAAAGTCTGGCTTGTCGCCTTTCTTTTCAGCAAGTGCTGCCATTAGCTGCTCTGCAATAGATTTAATTTCTTCTGCCATTGGATTATCTGCGCCATTTGTAGGTGCATAGGACTTCTTAGTTTTATGCAGATCATCACCTGATGCTAGTAAGTCGTCTGTACTGTGATATTCTTCTTCAGGCTCATTAGCATAGTCTTCTTCGACATCGCCTGACTCAATACTGTCAAGTGACATCATTCTGCGTTTCATCATTTCACGATCATCGTGCTCTGGTGCAGGTAGTGCTAGTGCTTCTGGCTCACCGCCGCATGGACTAGGCATTTCGTCGCCGTCTGGCTCCATGTGTGGAAGCTCACTAGTAGTACCATCATTATGCACCATGCCGCCTAATTGCATTACACGCATTAGTTCGCCAATTTCTGCTGCTGTTTCTGCATTAGCATTAATGCTTAAACTTGCTTCTGTGATAATGGAAGTACTTTTTGTATTTCCTTCAATTCGATCCATATGTTGAATCATGTCTTTAATAGTAGTCATTATTCTGCCTCCGGTGCTTTTTGCACACTGTCAATTGGATCGTGCTTGTTTTCTTTACGTGCTACTTCAAGTTCTTTAAGTAGATCCATTACTTGGTTATTAGGTGCCATTTTTTGATTTTCTGTTTCAACTGCATAGTCAGTATTAAGTACTGATTCGTACTCTTTATCTTCTTTAGTTTCCTGATAATCTTCTTGTGGCTCGTTTGGGTTACGTACAATAAGGTGAGAGTAAGGAATTTTACAAGTGTCTCTAAGATATTCTTGAAGTTGATGTGATGTAGTCGGGTATTCTAATTCAACGTTCCAACTGTGTACTTCGCAGTTTTTTAATTGCGGAAAGTCTAATGGACGCTCAACAATAGGTGTTGTTTTGCCACTGGACATGTTTAGTACATTAAATTTCTTTAATGCAGTTTCTAAACGATCTTCACATGCTTCTGGAAGATCTCCTGCTACTCTAATTCTAAATTCATAAGTCTTTTTTGACTCTGTAAGAAAATCTGTAAATTTTTTCATTGTATTCGTTCCCAAACTATAATACTATTTATCAATGTTGCGTAGTTTATCAAGTAAACTATTGCGATCTGTAATTACTTTACCTTCACCAACAAATGTATCATCATCATCGGAATTGTTATCCTGATCCATTTTTTGTTTTTTAAGCTGTAGTTCTATCATTTTAAGTTTTTTATCTAACTTAGCAGTCTTGGCATCTAAGCTAGTTTTAAGCAAGCCGCCTGCTACTTCAAATATTCTGCCACTGTATCTGCTTTCAACATTCATACCTAAGTCCATTAAGTCTTCGTATGTTTGCATTGCTTTATCAGCAATTGTATCTAATTCTGTATCTGCTTTAGTTCCAAGGCCTGATACCTTAGGCAATGCAGCAGCAATTTTATCAAACTCTGCCATTGCATCAAATGTTTCTTCGACATCAGATTTAACTACTGGAGTTGAAGGAACTTCGGTAGTAATATCTTTATTCTCAGGTAAATTTAATAATTCTTCTAATTTTTTTGTCATGACCTTTTACCATTATATGCTACTATTATTTATCTTCTTTTGCCGTTATGGAAAATATCATTCTCTGTTATTACACGAAAGTAAATGCTTTTTTGTTTGCACCAAGCTCTAGCAGCTTCCCACTTTGCCATATTAACAATGTAGTGTGCTTGATTTGCTTTTGATTTTCCTAGCTTACTTCTGTCAGCTTGGTTTTCAGGTTTAACTTCAATTAGTTCAACTCTATTCTTGCCAGTCTTATCTGTATACACAATAAAAAAATCAGGCACATATACTGTATACTTGCCTGTTAGAGGATTGCGATAGGGTATTTTTATTGCTTCACTTGCCCATTGCGATACGTTAGTGTTTTCATCACAAAACTTCATCATTGCCCATTCCCAACTACTGCGATAAGTTGGAGTTCTGTTACCTGCGTATTTTTCAGGATTTTTGAGCTCGAACTTTCCTTGGGCAAATCTAGGCATTAGAGTAATATATTTCTGGTATCTAAACTTTTAATTTGATTTTTACTTTTAGATCCAACTACACTTGTTATTGGTCTATTAAGGTTTACTACCTGAGCTACTACTCCACTAATCTGCACAGAATCTAAACCTGTTAATGTATCTAATACTTCGAATACAGGAACATTTTCGTTCTTTGATTGTTGTAAAATAGCAGTAGCGACACTAATAGCAGCAGTAGTATCAAATCCTCTTTTAGTAAAAAACGACACAACTGCATCTATTTCGTTAGCAGGATAAGATATTTCTGTTGTATAGTATTTGTTAAAGAATGTTTTCGTTTCTCTATTAGTAGTCGACGGTTCTAAATTTGTAGTTATTTTTTCACTCATCTTGCTCTCAACTCATTTTCAATGTTTTCTACTGCAAGTGTTCTGTACTCTTGCTTTCTAGTTTCGCTTAATGCATCGTACGATGACTTAATAGTGTTTATGTCACTGTCGCCGTTATTGGTGATATATTCGGATTTGTACACTGTTGACAATGTGAAGTCGTCTAACTTTTTAACACTTGCTGTTATTTGTCTAGTAGACTCTGATATGTTATTTCCAACAGTAGCACTAGAGTTTGCATTGATATTAGTATTTAAACTAGCAACTGTTGCAGATGATACTTTAGGTGTTGGGAATGAAGTATCAGTTAGACCAGAAACACTAACATTGGATTGCAAGCCAGAAGTTAATATGTTTAATCCTTCGCCTACAACACCGGAACTATTAAGCTGCTTAAAGTTGTTAGCAGTATTAATACCTGTAGTAATTGCTTCTACAACTCCGCCTACTGTACTAATTTGTCCACTGCCGACTAAATCAAAAATGTTTGCAACTCCGTCTATAACGCCACCTGGTCCAAATAGTGTAGCACTACCGCCTCCGGCAGGTGTAATTGGACTTGGCATTTTGTCGTAATGTCTGTCAGCAAATCCTGCAGGAGTATCTGGTTTTACTTGTCCTGGATTATGGTACAACACTGTTTCGTATGCAATGTTCATAGAGCTTTCAGCTGTGCCGCTTTCGCCTGCTGACACTGTATCGTGTGTCCAACTGTTTATTACTGGATTTACTAAGGTATATGTAAAGTGCCTGTGTCTAGACAGTTGGCTTATTTGTATGCTTGTAAAGAATCGTTTTTTACTGCCAGCAGTATTGTAATCTAAACCATATGCATTGTTATTACTTACATATGGATTTAACCCAAAGGCACTGTTGTTTCCTTGTGGATTACCTGCGGAATCTTCACTAAAGCCGACGCCTGTATAATTGCCGTCTGCAATCATGTACTTGTAATATGCTTTCCACATATCAGTAGTAGTGTTGTTATTATCATCATGAAACACAATACTTACAGGTTCATAATTGATCTTTGTAGTAACAATTCTTTTTCGATTATACTGATTAACTGTGCTAGTATCAAGACCAAATCTTGGCATTTCTGCACTCTTAACTAACATGTTAAGTTCTAATTTATCAAACCTAACATTAGGTACAGCTGGGTTAATATTAAAGACAACATGATAGACAAACTTGTTTTTCGGTGCTAGGCGAAAATTATCATCAGTAAATAATCTTGCAGCATGCTGAAAGTCGCCTAAATTACCCTTAGGGTTTAAGACGCCGTTTGTTAAGTTATCTAAAAATCCGTTTAGTTTATTTGCCATATAAATATTTATCCTTTAAATTATATGTGCATATAATAGAAAAGAGGGACCACATGATCCCTCTTAACATTACCTCAACTCTTTTTTTAGTTTAGGAACCGCCGCCAGTTACTAACGAGCCTGTTGAACGACCAACGTTTGTACCAATGCCAGTACCTTGCGGTGACTGAATTGCGTTGTCGTATCTAACTGCTAGTGTAATAGATACTGGTTCGTTTGCACTATAAGATAACTGATTGTAGTTTGCATTTTCTACATAGCACCCGTATAGTTCAAAGGTTTCTAACACTGTTGGAGTATTAGCGCCATTGCCGCCATCAAGGATCTCAATACGTGTTGTAAATTTGTAATCGATACCTGATGCTGCACTTGATTGTTCGTAAAAGTCGAATTGTTTCTGTAATTGTTCACCAACGAGTTTTTGTACATTATTGTTTACATCTTCACGTAAGTTAATAGTGATAGGTTCCCAACTATGCTTACCTGCTAGGTAAACACGTGAGTTGTAAACATCTAGTGTCATTTGTTCAAAGCCTACAGTAGGTCGTGTTACGTCCACTACCTGTTTTGTAAGTTCTGTTGTAGGTGTGCTAACTCCAAAGTTTTCTAAAGTAAGGCGGAAGCGATACTGTAGTTTTGGCATTAGCAATCCCTGGTTGCTAGCAGAGTCACTGCTAGCAAGAGGAACTGTAAATTTAGAAAGAGTTGATATAGCCATTATTTGCTCCTGTTTATCTTATTAGTATTTATCTTATCCAAGACTTGCAATCTCACCGGTGTTTTTCAAACGTAGTGGAATGTAGATAAATTCAACTGCTTTGACTGGTTCAATAGCAATGTCTACATAAAGTTGATTACGGTCAATTCTGCTTGGAGTGTTATTAGACTCGTCACATACAACTAAGAAGTCATATAGCGCACGTTGTCCAACTAGCTCAAGCATTAAGCTCTCAACTTGTTGTTTGATTTCATCGCGTGTAATCTTATCGTTCGGTTCAAAGATATAAGGTTTAGCAAGAGCATTTAATTGTCTACGTAAGTACACAACTAGTCTTGATACGTTAATTCTATCCAATGCACTAGCACCTCTTGCACGAGTTTTTTGACCCATTGCAATAACACCACTGCCTGTAATAAATGTAATTGGGTTAACATTTACGTTATATAGAACGTTACGTTGACCTTCATTTAATGCAACTGTTTTAAATTCGCCTTCTGCACTTACATATCCAACTGCACTTGCATTAGATACTCCGCCTCGTCTTGTTCCTGCTGGTGCAAACCAGGGGAAGCTAACTTGGTCACTTAGTGCAATAGTGCGCATCATCATGTGTGACGCTGGAACAACAATGTTGTTTCCTGCATTATCACTTGTAAAGCCACATGGGTAATAAATGCCTAAGTATTCATCTGAAGTAACTAGACCTTCGTCATTGTCTTCAAATGCACCTGCAACATTCAAGCCCCAGTTGTTAAGTTCTGTGCCGCTTGAGTTTAATCTAAACGGTGTATCACCTAACACAAATGCTGTCAATCCGCGATCAACGTTTAGTGTTACCATTTCGCCGATTAGTTCCGGATAACCTGGGCAAGCCATTAAGTTAAAGTTTAGACCTTCTTCGTCACGTATACGCTCGTTACTATTAACTAGAGCCTGTAGCTCACGTACAACAACCTTGCGCTGCGCTTTGCGACCAAATGCGCCTGAACCATCTTCGTTGTTTGTAGAAACTGTTACCCAACGATGTGGATAGTAGTTGCTCATTGATGCGTCAGCATCTGAACCACGTTGGTTTTCTTCAATCAACGGAACATAGTTACGAATAAATTTCTTAACGTTAAAACCACTTCTACGTGTATTCCATAGCAACATACCACGTGGGTAAAGTGCTGGATCCGGAGCATCGTGATCTAAGTAGTTGCTAGTTAGTAATTCATCAATAGTTGCTGATGCAAGACCATCTGGTGTTCCACCTGTTGTTCCCCAACGTGCATCTGCAAACAAGATACCATCTTCACTTGTTTGATCAGTACCGTCAAGCAACTCCCAAGTACCTGCTAAGTTATAGCGATACATTAGCGGATAATTTTCTAAATCTGCTGTACTAACCCATAGGTCGCCGTATTTTAGTGCAGACGTTCCGTCTTGTCTTCTGTACGGTTGCGTAGCACTAACAATAACTCCTGAGAAGTCAGTAAATTGATTTTTATAGCCAACCCAGTTTGTGCCGTCGTGTACCATAACATCAATTTCATCAACAATGCTATTATACCATAGTGCGCCATCTGCTGTTAAGCTAGTTGGATTATCAGCACTTGATTTTGGTGCTAGGAATTTCCATCCACTTGCTACAAAGTTATGTACTGTGTCGCCACCTGGTGCGCCGTATAAGTTTGCAGTTCCGATTCCTGAACTTACATATGCACTAAAGCCTGCTGTTGAGAACGGTACATTGGTACCATCGCCAATACGGAAGTCACCGCCTGCTGCGTGTGTAATAACTACTCTGTTTTGACTATCAATAGTTGCAGTTACATAAACTAAGCCAATACCATTGATTGCTGATGCAAAGCGCTCAGCGTTAGTAGTTGCGTCAGCTGAGCCAACAAAGCTACCGTTCTTTGTAGTTAACATTTTGCTGTTTGGCATAGTTTCACTAATTACAAAATCATACGCTGTACCATTTGTAAATGTTGTTCCTGCAATAGGAGCTGATGCAATGCTTACTGCACCTAAAACTTCTCTACGGAAGATTTTAAATGTTGCTAGTGAAGGAGTTGTATCTGCGCCAAATGTTTCGCCTGCGTTAGACTGAACATATAGTGTACCTACACCAATGTTTGCTCCGCCTGCTGCTCTATCTAGATTGTAAATTGCTTCTTGGTTATTTGCATAAACTGGTGCGCCTTGGTCATCCCAAAGTTTTGTTTCGCCGTTCCATGCTTTAACACGCCATTTAGCACCACCGTTTGGATCAGTTGTTTTAACCCAAACACTACCACTTGGACGATTAAACGCATCAATTGTTTTAAATTCTGGAACAGTTGTGTGTGCAGAAAGTTGTAGTCTTGGTGGGTAATAAGTACCTGTTGCAACACCAATTGGACTATCGGATGCTTGTGCAGCTACAAGTGTACCACCTAGTGTGATTGCATTTGAGTTGTCTGCTTCAGTGCCTGCACCGTCAATTGAATTGCTTGCATAAATTTCTAATTTACCGTTTACAATAGCAGCTGACATAACGCTCGATTTGCCTGCTGTAGTAAGTTCGGAATTAATAGATGACACTAAGGAAGTAAGATCCTGTGCTCCTGTGCCGCCAACTGTTGCTGTAATAGACAAGTTAGTAGCATTAATTGTTAAAGTGTCGCCACCTTGAATTGTTGGAGTTGATTTTGTGCCTGCTATAGTTGGCCATGCCATAGCCCATGCATTTGAACCTACTTCAACCCAAGTACCGTTGTTTGTTTTTGCTTTGTACCATAAGCGTTTGATCGGTGCTGTAGTAGCTGCTGTTACTGCATAGTCGCCAACTTTACCTACACTCTGTACTGGAGCAGTTCCGTCTAGCTGTGATTCATTTGTAATAACAATTGGAGATACAGTTTTGAACTTTTGTCCGCCTGCTACTGCTGATGCGTTATTCCATTCAAACACACCAAAACTAGTTGCCGACGTGTCAAACCAATATGTTCCATCTTCTGGATCAGCTGCTGGCTCTTCTGAAGTAGCAGTTAACTCTGTTAGGTTAACATCTGCACGTACTACGTATGCTCTGTTAGCTACACCTAAAAAGCTGTATGCTGCTTGTAGACCATATTCGTTTTGCTCGCCGCCGTGTACTGCTGCGCCGCTTGCATCTGTGTAAAATGTAGGGTCACCAAAAGTTTCTGCAAGTTCTCTTTGACTAGTAATAGTATATACTTCGCCTGCGTTTGCTTTCAATGTTCCTGCTGCAATTCCTGTACTGGAACTGTTTGTTTTGTCTTGTCCAGACGCAACAATAATAAGTGGGGTAGTACCTGGTTCAGCTGGTGTGTAAAAACTTTCGTCTATTACACTGACCTGTACTCCTGGTGATTCTAAAGCCATTTTATATTCTCCTGTGAGCGTTTATTACTTTATATTATTTAGCATAATGATTGTAAATTACCCTAGTAAACCACCTAAAAAAGGGACCGAAAAGGGCAGCTAAATACAATATGAGACCGATTTGTAAAATTTGCAATAAAAAACCAGCTGCAATTAACTATCGCAAGGCTGGAAGAGTATATTTTAGATCTAAGTGCGAAAGTTGTGCTAGATACGGAGTGCCTCAGGGTGTACCATTATGGGAAAGATCAGGTTATCAGAAAAAAGAACAGTGTGAAAAATGCGGATATAAAAGTAAACATCAAGAACAATTCGATGTATATCACATAGACGGTCGACTTGATAATTGTCGACCTACTAACTTAAAAACTATATGTGCAAACTGTCAGAGGATTCTTCAGAAAGAAGGGGTCCAATGGAAGCAAGGCGATCTAGTCCCTGATTTTTAAATATAGTACGCACTAGTATTCCTACGTTCTTTTCTAATCTTTCTAGAGATCCATTATTGTCAATAGTATAGTTGCACATCCATTGTTCAATACTCATACTACTAGGATCTTCTTTAGGCAAGTGATCACAGCGATCTACCCAAATAGCATAATCAAAAATTTCTTCGTTTTGCATTGCAAAGAATTCGCGACGATTACGCAATCCGCAATAGATATTATGTTCTTTAAATAGGTTACGGCCTAGTCGCGCTAGATCATCTTTGCAGTAATCATGAATCATGTTGTACCATTCAGTACGATGATTGTGTCGGTCTGCATAACATGCTTCTTCGTCTGCATATCCGTACTTGTCTTTTAGTTCGTTAAAAATAAACAGCTCACTACAAAACTTTGAACTTGATTCAAAATTGTAACCATATGCTTGTAGCATTTCACATACAGTATCTTTGCCGTGGCGACCGTGCCCTACAACTAGTAACTTAGGTAACATATAATATCATCTCCTTAACGAATATGTATATTATAGCATCTTATAGTTGCTTGTCAAGAACTTTTTGATAGGCTTCTTCAAAACCTTCTTCGTGGAATGATGCTTCGTGGTTGCCCCAAAGTCTTTTAAAATAACCATCGTAACAAGCATACACTGTTTCTTCGGTTATGTTAAGATGCCCCTTTACCATCCAAAAAAGTCTATAAGCGTCTTTATGAATGGGCTTACTCATTATCCTATAATAAATCCATAGCCACTGCCGCCTGCGATGTTCATTTTAACTTCTTCTTCAAGTTTTTCCATCTCTGCTTGAGCTTCATTCTTTAGTGCATCGCCATTAAGTGTTGATCCACCTTGTGGTCCTGCGATAGTAGCAAATTTACTACGTGCTTCGCCTAACATCATTTTACATGCTGCTACAGTATAGTCTTTAATCCATTGTCCCGAATACGTATCAGTCATTATTACAATATCAGGCTTGTAGTTATAGGTGTATAATAGGACTTCTTCTATATCTGATCTTGGACGTTGTAGTATTGTTAGCTGCTTTGAACTACTGTTAAATTTAAACTCAATAAAACTACCAAACATTCTGCCTACAAGTTCTTGATAACCTGAAAACAATTCGTATGTTAATAGGCCGCCGATTGAACTAGAACTCATTAAGTATGTATTAGTGTATGCCAAGTTAAACGGATCGAAAGAACTTCCGCCATTGCTGCCGCTTGATCTAGATCCAATACTACGTCTGTATATTTTACGTACTTCAATAACTTCGTTAGGTAGAGTATAAGTATTTTGATCTTCTATCAATGTTAAAAAACTATAGCTTTCTTCAACAGAGTGATCTGATCGTTGTCTAAACCTAGTAAGAGCTTTACTAAGTGCAATTTCATAATGTCTTGGATCAAGTTCGACATCGACCATGCCGCCGCCTAACATAGCGTCTACATAATCAAATATTTTACTTTTTTCTTCTGTTAAATTATTAGCCATTAATTAGTCCTTATACAGCGTAGGTTGCTTGTGTAATATCTACGTGAATTGTTGCCAGTAAGTTTGTTCTGCCTGTAGTAACACCGTTTTCAATTACAGGTATTGCTTTTAGCACACGCTGGTCCATTCCGTTCAATGCACTTGCGCCGTTTGCATCTGTCATAGCGTTATCATCAACAACTATTAAGTATTTACTCGAAGGTGAAATATGCGGATGTGTTGCATTTTCAGGCGTAGTAGTATAACCTGCGCCAACTTCTATGTACCCAACACATAACGTCCAGTGTCCTACTGATGATTCAAAATCGTCTACGCCGCCAACATAATAATCTTCATTGAATGGCCCAGTAGCTGCTGGCGCTCCCCAACTGTAAAACTTAACCGGTAAACTCTTACACATACTTGTGCCACCGACTGTTTCAGGTGGTAGTTTATTAGCAGGGGTAGTTTTTTCAGTAATGTTCCAGTGTCTCCAACATACAAAGAATGGACGGTTGTTAGCAATATCATCACGAACAATTTGGAAGTTAACATCAAAGTTTTCATTTAGTGTTGCTGCGTAACCTTCGTTAGCTAATGGATCAGGAAACACATCTTGAGTATTATAGCTAACTGATGTTGCAGTAGCGTTCAATGCGCCTTCTCCAATTTGATTGTTAAAAGCACGATATCCAAACAAGAAATTGTTAATAGTAGTGCCGCTTGTTACACCCACTGGAAGTGCGCCATTATCTGCTGCGCCAGTGCCATTAGTTCCAAAATACCATCCAAAGTCAGTAACAGGACTTGCTAATTGGGTTGCATAAGTTACAGTATTAGCTGGGCGAGCTCCGTCATATTGATGATCGTGCCATTGCGGATCACCTTGTGCATATATTCCAGAACTTGGATAATCTGCGCCATCACCAAATGTTTGCACTCCGTACTTGTTTTCAATAAATCCTAAGTGATTTGCTGCGGCAGTAGGAGCACTCCATCCATATACAGATTCTTGCGCAATTGTTCCGTCATAGTTAAACGGATTGTCCCACATTGCTGGTTGAAAATCACATGTTACTAATTGAACATTTTTAGTTGCTAGTTCTGCTTCTGTTGGGCGCAATCTTCTAAAATCTAAAGATGCAACATTTGTACTACTGTCCCATTTACTTGTTTCGCCGTTATACACAAACACTGTTTCTAGATTATCATCTGAAAGTAACAATGTTTTAGGATCTCCAAGGAACTGATTAACATATGTTGCATCAGGTATTTGTGCTGTAGTTCTAAAATCTATAGGATGTTGCGCTCTAATACTTACAGCATTTTGAGTATGCCCGTATCCTTTTACAATAACTCTTATTACATCGCCATCTGCTGGAGTAGTCGGAAAGTTAATTGCAAATCCTGGTCTAAAATCTGCTAAACCATCCGAAGCAACTCTACTTAGAGCCTCTACAATGACTGTGTCGCCTGCACCAGCATTGTAGCCTTCTTCAACTACTTTTGGTTTGGCTGCTTCGTTTCTTATTTCTGCTAAAAACATATTAGTTCTCCGTTAATATCCAACCTTGCTCTGCATTGTAATAAACTAATCCAAATGCAGAACGATCAGTTTGGATAATCAAATCGTCTGCTCTACCCTGGATATTATGTCCATTTCTTGCAATAGTAATGTTAAACTGGCTAGCTGTGCCAAATCCGTCTATTACTCTTATTTCATCGCCTAGTTCTGCAACAGTAGGAAGCGTAATAGTTACTCCACCTGTTACACTAGTATCTACAATATAGTGACTGCCTGCTTCAGCAGTTACACTAGTTATCAGTTCAGTCCAACCTCTAGATAGTTTTCCTGTTTTTAATACGCCAGTTGTTACGTTAGCGTTATTTACATCACCTACTACAGTGCCGTCAATGTCGTTAATAATTTGTGTACTGTCTAGAGCAAATACACTACCTGTAATATCGCCTCTAAAGTCATTGGAAACAATAGTACCTGCATATATATTTCCGTATCTAAAATCTGCACTACCAATGTCGCCGTCTAAATCAAACTCTGGTAATACGTTTACGCCAGTTGCTGTTTGTACACTGCCTTGAACAACTACTGTTCCAGCAAGATTAGTGTCACCGTCGACATAAAATAAGCTGCTAGCACCAACAGTAAGTCTAATTCCATCTGTTACTGTAGCTGGAGTAATATATACATCCGAACCTTGTTTTAATATACTAATATCGTCGTTGTTAATAGTACCTTTGATTTCACCAGTTAGACCGTCTACCATTACACTCGAATCGTCTGCAAATACAGAACCTTTCAAGTCACCTGCAATAGTAGCAAATGTACTACCATTAGTCCATTGTGTTCCGTCCCATTGTAATACGTCACCAGTTGCCGGGGCACCTAGCTGTACACCACTTAGATCATCGATAGTTTTATTGCCAAACTCTGTATTAAATCTTGCATTTGTAAAGTAGTAGTTTGCAATGCCTTCTGCTAAATCATCTGATGTTTTTAAACTAAAGCTATCGTCAAATCGTTGTTCTGTCCAGTACAAGTTAGTTGTACCTTCTTCAATATCACTTGATAGTAGGTTAGTTAAACGATAATCAAAATCTTGGTTAAAGTAGCTAGTTTGATAATATCTATTTGAACTACCTTCTGCTAAACTGTCAGTTGATATTGCTAACAAGTTTGCAGTAAAGTTAGCGTCGCCTCTTGCTTCAGTAAAGTATAGATTATTATCACCTTCTGGAACTCCATCAGTGTTTAATCCGCCACCTACTCTAACAAGTTGATTCCATGTTCCGCTAACAGCACTATAAACTTCGCCAGTTGCTTGTACTGTTGCAATCATACCTGCATATGTAGTTGCATCTGGTAAGTCAACTAATGTTGCATAGTAACTTCTAATTTTGTTAGTTGCACTAGTCAACTCAATAGTTGCACTTGGACTTGTAATACTTCCGTTTAAGTTACCTTCAAATGTTGCTGCTACAAAAGTATCTGCGCCGACTGACCATTTATCAACAGCTTCGTCCCAAACGAGTTGTTTAACTCCTTCATCGCCACGCCTTACTTCGATACCTGCATTTATTGTAGGAGCACCAGTTGTAACATTTGAATTAAGAGTCACAATGTTATCTTCGACTAGTAACTGCGTTGTGTCAATAGTTGTAGTTGTACCTTGAACTGTTAAGTTACCAGTAAGTGTTAAGTTAAGGAATGTTGGACTTGCATTAGTTGCAATATCTTGGCCCAGTGCAATAACACCAGTTGTATTATTATATGTTACACCTGTGCCGCCACTTAGTGCTGCTCTTGCTCTTGCATCTGTAAAGTACTTGTTAGTTGCGCCAGCGCCCGATTCTGATATTTGATCAGTAATTGTAGGAATAGCAGGTTTGTTTACAAAGTTGTCCCAATCAAGGAAGTAGCTAGGGAGCTGACCGTTTAGGTTTTGTACTTCGCCGAACTCGTTAATAATAGTATCATCAAATTCAGTTTTAATTATTGCATTATTTAAGCCACCAAGGATAATAGTACCTTGCAAGTCAGACTCTAATGTTCCTGTTGAAGTAAATGTTCCATTAACTGTTAAATTATTAAACGTTGATGTGTTTGTACTTGTAACATCGCCACTTAGTGTACCATTAACACTACCGTTTAAACTACCAGTAAAGAAGCCTTCAAAGCTCAAGTTTTGGCTTGGACTTGTTGGATCTACTTTAACTGTCATAGGCAATGTGCTATAGAATGTTAATCCGCCCTGTTCAATGCGCGAAGCACCTAGTGTTGCTAATGGGCGACCTAAAATGTATCCGCCTGTGCCAAAGCTAAGGATTGAACTATTAGCAATATTAATTGTTGTGCCAGTTGATCCGCCTAGGTTGTCTGTACGTACACTATCGTTGACTACATCGCCTGTGATTAAATTAGATACTGCATCAACAAGTACTGTTGAGTCATCACCAAACACACTACCTTTGACATCACTGCCCCATATTGCTGAAGAAATATCTGTAAACTCAACTGCTGTTGCATCTGCATTTACAGCAAGAACTTTGTTATTAAAGCCTAAGAAGCTACTTGGAGTATCTGTTAATCCTAAGAATGTACTCGAGCCGCCTGTGCCGCCACCAGTAGTTGCAATTGATAGTGTATTAGAAACATCATCATATGTTAATGCAATTCCGTCACCGGCTTGTATTAATGCAGCTACGCGGTCATCAACACGTTCGTCTGTGTACCATTGATTAAGTGAGCCTTCTGATATATCATCAGTTGACTTAGTACTAAACATTACATTCCAGTCTGCTTGTGTAAACACATCAAGTACATTAATTGTACCTGACATTCCTGGATAGTACTGTGAATTATAGTACAGTGTATCAGGCGCATTCATTGGTACTGTAAATGTAATAGTACCTGTTTCTGATCCGTTGCCAGTAACGCCATCATTATATGCGTTTGCAGTCCCTGTAGAATTTACAGTCTTAATGAACAATGGACTACCAGTTGCATCCATTGAGAATGTGTATGTTTGTCCTCTTGATAGATATATTTCTGGATCTAATGCTGCTGTTGTGCCGCCACCGTTGAATACGTAGTTATTTGTTCCATCAGCTGTTACTGCAAAGTTAATAACTCCGTCTACACTTGCTACATCTCCTGGTATAAAGTTTGAACCATCCCATACCAGTGCTTGTCCGTTAGTAGGTGCTGCTGTAGTTGTATCTACATCTGCTAGTGCATCAATACTTGATGTGCTTAAATCACTAGCAACACTTCCGGGTACAAAGTTAGATCCGTTCCATACAAGTGCTTGGCCATTAGTAGGTGCCGCTGTAGTTGTATCTACGTCTGCTAATGCATCAATACTTGTAGCACTAATATCAGCTGCAACACTGCCCGGAACAAAATCGTTTCCGTCCCATACAAGTGCTTGGCCATTAGTAGGTGCTGCTGTTGTGATATCTACATCATTAAGTGCGCCTACACTAAAAGAGCCTATACTTGTAATATAACCGGTACTGTTAGTAAAGCTAATAACACCAGTAACCTGATTAAAGTCAATATCTCCGGTGCCGCTAATATCTGTTAGTGCAATGCCTACGCCGCCATCTGATGTTAAGTCAGCTGCTGGTGCCCATACAGCTCCGTCCCATTTTAATACTTGACCTGTTGTAGGCGCAACTGCACTTACATCTGCTAAGTCACCTACGTTTGTAGGAATGGTAGGAGCACCTGTTAAGTCTGCATATGCGCCACTTGTTGCTACAGTTGCTAATGTTGGTGTGCCTGTTAAGTCTGCATATGCTCCACTTGTTGCTACAGTTGCTAAACTTGCTGTTGTTGCATATGTTGATAAATCAGGAGGTGTTAAAGTAAACAGTCCTAGTGTATTATTATATGTTAGTGTACCAGTGCCGCTGGCAGCAACAGTATTAGCTGATAAGTCAGTTAATGCAATACCGCCTGCACTATCGTCAGTTCCTACTATCCAAGCAGTTCCGCTATACTTTAATACACTACCTGATACTGCACCAGCTGTATCTACATCTGATAAGTCGTTAATGCTTGCTGTTGAAATGTCTGTAGACGATACTGTTCCCGGTACAAAGTTTGATCCGTCCCACACAAGTGCTTCACCATTGTTAGGAGCAGTTGTAGTTGTATCTACATCACTTAATGCGTTAATGCTAGTTGACCCAATATCCGCTGCAACACTTCCAGGTACCCAAGCGGCGCCATTCCACACAAGTGCTTGCCCACTGCTAGGATTAGCTACACTTACGTTTGTTAAATCAC